TGCTGTTGCTGTTGCTGTTGCTGTTGCTGTTGCTGTTGCTGTTGAACTGCTTGCATTGCACCGCTTGGTGTTGCCCAACGAGAAACTGCTTTGTCCTGTGACTGACCAAGCACTGCCTGTGCTTGTTGTTGCGCTTTTTGTCGTTGCAACTCTTGTTGTTGTGCATTAACTTGCGTAGAAGTCACCGTTGGCGTAATCTGCGGAGCATTGGACTTTGATTGCGTTGCAGTTGCCGACGCTGTTTGCGTTGGCGTGCGAGTTGTTGTTGCAGTAGGCGTTGTTGTGCGTTGCGCTCCTTGTTGCGCAGCTACTGCAGTGCCAGATGGCGCAGATGGCGTAGCGGTTTTTCTGTCAGCAGCAGATGCTTTTGGTGCAGTAAATGCCTGTTCGTCATTGGTCAGCCAATTAGTAAATTGTTGCCACCAACTTTGTTGATTGGAATTTTGCCCACCCCCTGTATTTGGTGCTGGTGTCGGAGTGGGATTGTAATTTGGAACTACTCTTTCACCTGTTACCACTCTTTGTTCATTTTTTGGCAAATATCCAATTGCTTGAGGTGGAAGGGATGAGTAATCCGCTTCAGGTATTTGGGTGGGTTCAGCAGGGTTTTTTCCTGCTAGTGCAGTTAATGTTGGATTGGTGAGGATGTCTACAGTTACGTTACCGTTTTTGTTCTGCCCTACATACGCACGACCACTTGTAGTTTTAACATATTGCTCACCTGTATTTTCATCTGTTTTAAGTGCATTTTGATTAATTCCAATCAAATCACCAATTCTTCTAAGCAAATTATCATCTACTACTTCATTTTTTACGTATTCATCTATTTCGCTTAATGCTTTTGCTTCTTGTTCTTTACTTCTCCGAATTTCATCGCTAGCCGACAACGTAGGAGTAGGAGTTGGTGTTACTGATGGTTTTTGACTGTTTTGATTTTCAGCTACCGCAGTTTGAGTTTGTTCCGATGGATTAATTACTCCATAGCCAATAACAAGTCGATTTCCCGTTTTTGGGTCTTGATAAAATGGTTCTTTTGTACCGTCAGGCAAAGTTCTTTCACCTAATAATTTAGGAGCTAACTCCGCAATTTGAGAAACCCAATCTTGTGCTTCTGCCCACCAACCTTCAGCACCTCCTGTCTCTACATCTTTAGACATAGCAGCAGAGGCTTTATCTTGCAATGAGCGAATTGTAGGTGCAAGTTGTGATTGAATGACACCTACTTCATTACTATTTGTATTGCTATCTTTTGACTTAGGTGTTTGCGTTATTTTTGGTGTTGGTGTTGTAGTACGAGTTGGTTGAGCAGTTTCAGTCATTTGTCGAGAGTTTAATATGTAAGGAGTTTCACCAAGTACAATTCGGTAATTGGAACTTCTTGGTTTACCTTTTCCGTATACGTAATCAATGTACGGTGCTCCTGTTACTGCATCTGTACCTGTTGCAGATTGCTCTTCTTTTGGTAAATATTTATTTCCTTTATAATAATCAACAAGTCTTGAAATCATTGTAGGTTGTGATAAATCATTAGTTGCACCTGCTGTATTTCCACTATTGTCTATTATAGTTTTCCCAATAGCAGTAGCGGCTACATTTCTAGCATTAACAGCGTTTTGTTGATTTGCTTTATTGTTAACAGGCATATCTTCTGGTTCGAATTTAGGTCTTATATTGTTAGAATTGTTTGGGTCAGTATAACTCAACATTGAATTTACAAAATCACCAGCTTTATTGGCTAAATTTTGATTTGCACCCATGTAATAATAATTTTCAACCATAGGACCAACAAGATTTCTTTGATAATCTACCGCATCTTCATTAGATTTATTTGGATTGTAAAACTCGGTAAGTTGCGACGCTCTTGCGGTTGTGTCAGGTCCCATTTGTTCAATAGTTTTAACTCCTGCCAATCGAGCATTTTCACCTTTTGCTCTTGCAGTATTAACAAGATTAGACGCTGTGTTTTGAACATTTTGCACTGCACTTGCAAGAATTACCAAATCATCGTATGTATATGAATTTCTTCCATATTTATCTTGTAAATTTTTATTAGTTGGCAATTCAAGTAATTCTTTGACTGTAGCGGGATACACAGGGTTTCCTTTTGAATCAAGTACCGCATTAGAGTATTCTACATCGGTATTGAGGTCAATTGTATCCAATGCAGGATTTACGGTTGAAAAATTTGAACCAAACAGTTGTTCTGCATTTTTAAAAACTTCACCTGCCTGAGATGCAATATTTTGCGCTTGACTATTATCAAGCATGGTAATGGTAATAGATGGATTTATAACAGGGGTTCTTATTGGTGGAATTACAATTGAAGATGCCGTAGGTCTAATATTTTGCGCTGTTGGCACATATTGCACTGGGTCTTTTCTGCCAATATCTTGAAATGCTTGTCCTCTTAGTCCTGACAACCATTCAGCAATACTTGGAATTATTCCACCTGCCTCAGGCATTGGTGTAAGAAATATGTCATTGCGTTCTTTAAATTCAATGTCATCTACATCACCAGTGTCAGGTGCACGAGTTGGCGAAATACTTGGTTGAAGTGTTGCAGTTGCCTCGTATGTGGGCATTGAAGTTGGCACTGCAGTGTTTACTGGTTCAGAAGTATTGGTTGGAATCCTTTGTGGTAAATTAACGTTAGGAGTTGCGGTTGCCCCTAACTGCGCAGCAGTCATTGCACCATTTGCACCAATTATTCTTGGAGATATAGCACGAGACGGTGTTGCAGTAGGAGTAGGAGTTGTTGTATATGTTGGTGTCGTTGTATATGTTGGCGTTGTTGACGTGTCATCTTTTTTAATTTTTGACCGTTTTTTTACGTGTGACGCTTTTGATGCGTTTTGCATATACTCTTGAAATGTCATTATTTTTTTTGATTTACTCATATCTGCCTCTACATGCAACAAAACGTGGGGAAGAAATGACGCATCATTCCCCACGTTTTAAAATACTAATTATTATTGGTACTTTGCTCGAAAATTACGAGTTGCCAATGTGGGAGTTGCCGATTTAAACAATTTTGAACCACCTCGATAACCGCCAACCAAATGTCGTGTTCCTGCACTTCTCATGCTTGATACTGACTTCATCATTGACTTACCTATCATTGGAGGCTTGCCTGGTTGTGGTTTTCGTATAGGACGAGGTATGTTTGGTAGTGGCATTATGCCAATCGGCGGTGTGTTTGGTCGTGGTTTTCGTATAGGACGAGGTATGTTTGGTAGTGGCATTATGCCAATTGGAGGTGTGTCTGGTTGTGGTTTTCGTATACCACCGCCACCAATCGGTGGTGGTGTTTGCATTTGACCTCCAAACGCTTTCATCATTGACTTCATCATGGCTCGACCACCCATTGATGGTTTGTTAGCTTTTATCCATGCTTGTTGGTTAGCACGAGGATTTGTCCCTGCCAAAATTTTACCCCAACCAGAAGCGTCTTGTGACTTCATCATGGCTCGACCACCACGATAACCGCCAACCAAATGTCGTGTTCCAGCACTTCTCATGCTTGATACTGACTTCATCATGCCACTTGTTCCACCTGTACCGCTTTTATAAGACTTTTGACCTTGCATCGCACCTTGCATTGAACCATTTGCACTACGATTTTGTTTAGGAAATGAATATGTAGATGGTTTTGCTGGTTGTGTTGGTTGGCGTGTTGCTTGTTGCATATTGTTGTAACGAGAATCATTATAGTCAACACGTGGCTTTGGGTTGTATTGATTATATGATTGAAGCATTGATAATAGTTTTGATTGTGCTGGTGTTTCAAAATGTAATGGTTGTGGTGATGGTTGTGGTGTCTGTGATGACGATGTTGGTTGCGGTGGTGCTTGTGTTGCAAAAGTTTCCATCCGTTGTATTTGTTTTGGAGACATTGTTCTTCTTGGCTCTTGAAAGTTCATAGATGGATACAGTGGATTTTGTGGTTGACCACGCATTGCACCTGCTTGCGCAGCTTGCATCGCACCATTTGGTCCAATGATTAAATTGGCTGTGGGCATAGCGTATTGACCTGCTGTAGATAGACCTGGTGTGGGTGTTGGCATTTGATTATTTTTTGTTATTCTTCGTGTGCGCTTAGACATAGATGACTTTGCCATTTTCTTTCCACCACGATAACCGCCAAGCAAATGCTCAATTCCTGCACTGCGCATGCGTGATACTGATTTACGCATTGATTTGCCTATTGGTTTAAAGAAACCATTACTTCCCAAGTTTATCTCACCAGGTGCTTGATGAACACCACCACTAATCGGAGGTGTGACTGGTTGTGGTTTTCGTATAGGACGAGGTATGTTTGGTAGTGGCATTATGCCAATTGGAGGTGTGCCTGGTTGTGGTTTTCGTATAGGACGAGGTGTGCCTGGTTGTGGTTTTCGTATACCACCGCCACCAATCGGTGGTGGTGTTTGCATTTGACCAAACGCTTTCATCATTGACTTCATCATGGCTCGACCGCCCATTGATGCGTGACCATACAAATCACGTCGTGAAGGTTTGGGCATTGATTTACCTTTTGTCATGTTTTTACCTTTCTTAATTGACTTTGCATCAGAATATTGTTCAAAGTCGGTAATATCATTACTATCTTTTTGTCTTGTTGATACGTATCGTTTTAATTGTGGGTCATACACCATTTTGTCTTTTACTTGTTTTTGCGGTTTCCATGTACTCGTTGGTTTCATGGTGCCAGTTTCCCAAATTTGCATATCGTTTTTGCGTGATGCAATAGGAATTCCTTGCGCAACTTGGTCTTCACGCATTTGTTTACGAGGACCTTTAGGCATATCGGCGTATATTGAAACCCACTCACCTTTTTTATTTGGCGCAGTACGGTACATATATGTGTCTTTTAAACCGCCAGTTAATTTTGGCTTGGGCGTAGGCACAATGCTTTCACCCCAATCACGTACAAATTGCAATGCTCGTTCAATTGCATTTGACTCATCGTAACGACCAGTACGCTTACGCTCGCCTACAGTTTTTGCTCGAGTTGCCAAATCTTTCATAGATGGAACATTGGTGGTTTGCGAAAACGCTGGAGTATACTCTGTTGCAGGAATGGAAATAGATATTTTCTTAGAACGATTGCCAATTCCCTTTTTGCTTTCTTGAGAAACCAAATCAACAAGTTGCTTTCCGTAATCCAATATTTCTCCATACGTTTTACGATTTTCACGAGCAGCAATTTGTCCGTATTTTTTAGCACTTGACATGACACCAGGTGCATACTCTTTGGTTTTTCTTGATGTGCCATGTATTAAATTGGTGTTAGGTGTAATGTATTGATTCATTACATCAATAATGTCATCAACGACATTGTTTTTTGTATTAGAAGATTTTTTAATCATGCGTTTTTGAGTTGAAACTCCTCGAATAAAAGTCGGCAACTGTTTTGAGTTACTAGTATTAGACTTTTGTTTTCTTCGTGATAAAAAATCTTTAATTTCTTGTTCTTTTCGAGATTGTTTTCTTTGCATAAAATCATCATAAAACGCAGAATTCATTTTGCGAGGTATTTCATTACCAAATGCATTTGTTGATGAAGATGAAGTTTTATCTTTTGACTCGGATTTTGAATTTGATAAATATTTTTTTCCTGCTTCAACTGCTTGATTGTACCAATCATTTGAAGATTTTGGTTTTTCATCTTCAACGTCAAAAAGTTGCCACGGTTTGAGAGAAGCCACGCCTAATGCAATAGCGGCATTTCGAAGGTTTTTTCGATTTCTAATAACAAAATTAGTTGCATCTTGAGCTTTTACGTTTCCTGCTTCAATTTCCGTACTTTTTCTTGCTGCATAATTGTCTTTTGCTTTTCCAGATTGGTCTATTTGGTCTTTTAATGTTTTAATTTTTTTCTCGTTTTGCTCAATTAATGCTTGTTCTCGCTCAACAAGTCTTTCATACTCTCTTGCTTGCCTGTCTTCTTTTCTTCGCCATACTTTTCCAGCTTTTGAGCCCAAGTATTGCCACAATGGAGATACAGGTTCGGGTACATATGCAGCGGCAATTGGGTCAACAGGTTTTACTGGCTCAAATGGCGGTGCGCCAGGCGGAACTGGAGAACTTACAGACATCACCTCTGGTTCTGCTGGTGTTGGTGTTGGTGTTGGTTCTTGTTCTTTTAATTTAGTTTTTCTATTGTTTAAATTTTCGCTACGTTCACTTTTCTTACCACCTACAATTCGCCTTGTGACTGTAGTTGTTTCTTCAACTACATCACCTACGTTTGGCACTCTTGCTATTCTTGCTTTTCTAATATTCCCTTTTGCAAAAGGTTTATTTGATGCATACTGCGTCATGCCAGCCGACGCACTGCTTACGCCTGAATTACCAGGCATTTTTTTAATTTCAGAAAATATTTTGCTCATAATTTATCTTTCTGCATGAGCACATATTGACTATCGCACATTTTTTAATAGTAATAAGTGTAAGAAAAGAGGGGATACAAAGAGGAAATAAAAAAGTGCGTGCCAATTAACAAGTATTACATACTACTTGTTTGTGCCAGGAATGTAATAATCTCCTCTGGTTTTTGGCAACGCATCAACCGAACGATACCCCTGACGTGGCGGACCAAACGTATTGGTGTCAGTGCCACGCTTAATGCCTGTTTTTGGTGTTTGGTCTTTGGCGTTTGTCCCTGGCTTGTAATAACCAACTTCGCATGGGTCACAACTTACGCTACGGGCAGTGATGTTGTCAATCTGTGACATAGTGTCCTCCTAAAATAAATACGCAACTATCTGTATAATATAAGAAATAAGAAAATTGTGCAATACCACACAAAAGGAGACGTATTGTATGAATAAATCACGCACATCACCAGTTGTTATTGATAAGCGAGAACGTGCAGTGCAAGCACTTGAATTGCGCAAAGCGGGTATATCATACGATTTAATTGCACAACGATTAAACTATTCAAATCGCACTGCCGCATATCGTGCTGTAAGTAGACTTTTGTCTGCAACTGAAAAAGAGGCATCGAACGATTTGCGAGAAGTGGAATTGCGACGTTTAGACGACTTGTTTTTGTCAGTATACCAAAAAGCAAGAAACGCCGCTGACCCATTGCAATTGCAAGCAGTTGACCGATGTTTACGCATTATGGAACGTCGTGCCAAAATTGCTGGTATTGATGCACCCGAAAAAACACAAACCGATGTGCGTCAAGTTATCAAAGTGGTATACGAAGATGTTCAGTACGCCGATGATTTTGATGATGAGCCAAGTCAGGCACAACAAATGCAACATGCAGGGTTACTTGCTATGGGTGCCAATACAGAGGTGTCTGATGAGGAGTGGGAGGAATATGAGGATGACGATGAAGAGTGGGGTGATGATGATACGGCACAAAATACAGACGAATTATCGCCTATTGACAGCACCGTCTCTGTCAATCATACCAAGTAACCCTAATAATCATTATACAACAAAGAGATTTTATGTTTAACCTTATTTCAAATCGTGTTAGTTCTTTCGTAAGTGGAATGTCTAATGCTATCGCACAAAAATCACAAAAAATTATTCGTGGCGTAACCTCTTGGAGTTCGGTTACGCCATCTGCTTTTTTTTCTAAATTAACATCAATGATTAGCAGTCGAGTGTCAGACATTCGTGGTTCAAATCCTAGTGCGGTTACAAAAAATTACGCACCATCAAGAAAGCCCAGTCGTTCATCATCAGATATTGCAGGTGAGGGTTTTTACGAGTTTGCTGATGTGTGCGATGGTTTAGCAGAAAGCATTCCGTCAATTATTTCCGCCGAGGCAACATTAAGTGCAGAGCAAATGCGCACACGATTAATGCAATATCCACCCGCTCCAGCTGGCAGTACATACAATCGTACGTTTGCTTTACAACAAGGATGGAAAACTGCAACAATTTCATTTGATGTTGATGTTACTTATTCAATTGATTCAGTTCCATCCATAACAAATCCTGATGCGTCAGTAAACTTGGCAAACACAGTTCCATATGCTAAATGGGTGCAACGTCGTGCAACGCAAGCATCAATTCATCGTGGAAGATGGAATACAGTTGAAGATGTGTCCGAACAAGAATTACCAGATTTTGTTAACCGCATACAAGATTTTTTAAATCAATTATTTAATAAACTGTAATTTTCTTTGACAATATGTATATTTAATGATAATATACATATGCGCTCTTAGAAAGGAACTACATGAAAGAAAACATCTTGGATGTTATCGCAATGGTGTGCTTAGGTTTTGCAATCATTCATGCAATTGAATCGTTAGGCGAATTTATTCTAAGGCTATTGGGGAAGTAATGTAATTAGAGCGCAAAAAACACGCCGCGTTGTCATATATAATGAAACGTGGCGTGTTTTTGTTGAAAGGAACGACATATGGCTAAACAAAACGAATTGATTGAGCAAAAGACATTGTTTGAATTCTTGGCGATGATTGAATCGCAAGAACCAATGTTACAGTATTTGTTTCACGTGCCAAATGGTGGTCATCGTCACCCTGTGGTAGCGGCGCAAATGAAGTCTGCTGGTGTCAAACGAGGCGTGCCTGATTTGTTATTTCCAATTGGGTTTGGTCAGTATCATGGTCTTGCTATCGAAATGAAAGCAGGGGTTAATCGAACTACCAAAGAACAACTTGTGTGGCTTGATGTACTACAAGCACAAGGATGGAAAACAGATGTGTGTTATGGATGGGTGCGTGCGGCAATTACTATTGTTGAGTACATTGGTCGTGACCCCAAAAAATACAATCTTGATATGGCACTTGATGCATATGACAGACAACATGCTAAAATAAAAGTGCCTCGCAAAAATTCCAAAAACGGTTAACCTAAAAGCACACAAAAAAGCACGTTTCTCATCTGATTACCAGACAAGAAACGTGCTTTTTGTTAGTCGATGCGTGAGTTCATACGGGCACTTTCAATCCCGTTATCACGCAAGACTTGTGCAAACGCACGGGCATATGCCTCATTGCGTTCTAGCGACTGAGTGCCAATGAATACGGAGATTTGCCATCCACCGTAATATCCTATCCCTCCAATGTCGTTTTTCTTCAACCACTGCACAAACTTTCCTCGTGCAGGGCGAATTTCAATCCACGCAAATCCGCACACCCCACCTTCGACATAATACATTGTTTTTGATGTATCAATATCGTTACCAAATGGAGTTGTTGGCGTACCAACAATCATTGGTGTGGGCTTGCACTTTTTTGACGCTTGGATTCCAGCGTGGCGAGCCTTGTTGTAAATGCTCTTACACGCACGGTCGGTCAACTTCTTTTTCTTGACCTTGACCTCAACTTCGACTTTGGGAGTGCTAACGTCAACGTTGACAATCGTTGACTTTTGTTCTTCTGTAGTCATTTGTGTTCCTTTCTACACATATGTGAACTACAGATATTATTATATATTAAATATATATTTTGTCAAATAAAAAACCGTCAAATCGTTGTTTTTAACAATTTGACGGTTTTTTTGTTATTACTCTTGGTCGTATGGTTTGCGACGACCATCGTCTTCTACGTACTTATCATAGCACGTGCCACACACGTTTGAGAGTGTGCCTCCATAATGTAAGGGAAGTAAATCATCTTCCCATACAAGTGAATCGCACTTTTCGCACTCAACCTTCTTCCCTTTCAGGTTTTCCAGTTCTGCGAAAACTGTTTTTAATGCTTTGAGCATCACATCAATGTGAGGCTCTTCCAAGCGAGCGTATTGAAACGCTCCTGTTGGAACCCCTGAGATAGCTGAAAGCAGGTCAACAACCTCGTTGACCTTTGGCATAAATACTTCTTGGCGGTACACCTCCTTTTGAACAACGATGCGTTGCTGTTCCTTACTTGCCTCAACTTGCTTGTCGAGGCGAGTGCGATACTCATCCCAACGCATAAACAAGTGCTTAATGTACACAAATTCTTGGCGGTTTTGTCCCACCAAGTCCACCTTGATATACATGCCACGGTTGTCCTTGTCGGCTGGGAGATACTTAGTTTCCCAGCGATACTTGTGCTTGTAGTGCGGTTGCACATCCAGCACAACCACACAGTCCGCACTCCATGGCACGTCTGCTAAGCCTTGATAGCTTGCAGAAAGTGCCCATTTTTGCCCTACTTCCAGTTGGCTGAATTTAGCCATGTTTAGTTCCTTTCTATTGAACTACATGAATAATATATCATTTTATATATATATTGTCAAATAAAAAAGACCATGTAATTACGTTTAGTGTAACTACATGGTCTTTTTTCTTACTTGTTGTCGGCTTGTATTAACGCCTCTGATTCGGCGTGTTGCAACAAACTCAACAACAAGTCGATTGCTGGCTCGTACTCTTTAACAAGTAACCCCTTGAGTGGGTACGAACTAATCACCTTTTCACCGTGAAGATAATTCACGATTTTGGCAATTTGGTCTAGTTTTGGTTGCATTACAGTTTGACTGTAAGCAAGCCGTTCAGAAACCGCTTGATTATTTCGGTCACGCAGTTCCGTTTGTGCCTTAAGTCGTTGAGAATATTCATCCCAACGCATGAACAAGTGCGGTACATACGCAAACCGCTCTTCTTGAAGCGTTTCGCTAAACCGATGCTCAACCTTGACGTACAACCCCCGCTCGTTTGCACGAACAGGAATGTACTTATACCCACGTTGCTTGTGTGGTGTAACGTCAAGAATCTTGACGTGACGAGCGTTCCATGGCACATCAAGTGCATATGCACGCTCTCCACTTAACGCCCACTCTTGACCTACTTCAAGGTCTTTAAACTTAGCCATAGTTTTATTCGTTCCTTTCTACGATTAAACTACGTACTAAATATACCATTTAATATATATATTGTCAAATATTTTCTGGTGTAACTTCTGGTGTAACTTCTGGTGTAACTTCTGGTGTAACTTCTGGTGTAACTTCTGGTAATATATCAAGAATTAACGTTGGCCATGCAGGTGCAGTCCATTCGTCAATGTTGATTAATTGCGGATAATCTCGCAGTGCTTGACGATATTCACGGTATCGTTGACGGGTCAAGTCGTCAATATCAACATCAGGCATTTGCGTCCAATCAGTTGCAATCAATAGTTCATTTCGACGCAATCGAACCATTCGCATAGCTTCTTCTTTTGAATATGGCTCGTCAATCAATGAACTATCTTCAGGAATACTGCACTTTTTTCCATAATAATCAATGTGCACAATATGAACAGGTTGAGTTAAGTAAACACGTTGCACCCTAAATAAAAATATACTACTCATGTTTGCTCCTTATACTATTTTGACTAAATTTAAAATAGGAGAACCTGCAAATGACAAATCAGATGGAATGTTTATTATTTGCGTGTATTCATCACTGCTAAATGCAAATTGTACAATATCTCCTTCATCAACAAAAAACGTAAATGAAAAACTATTTGAACCATTTGAATTTACAGTGCCACCTAACTGTTGCACCGTTTGAACTATGACATCGTTAACATACAACCTCATAATAGATTTAGTAATATCCTTGTCAAAAGACAATGTTATATTTGCATTGTAAAACCCTTGACGATTTACAAAAATAAACGGCGTTCCGTCTTGCCATGAAATGGGAATTTCAATACCGTTATCACGGTCTGAATTAATTAATGAATATCCCCATGATAAAAAAAGCCACGAATTTCCAAACACTTCTTGATTTTCTGAATAAGTAAGTGTGGTATACGATAGTTCGTTTGTAAACGATAGTGCTTGCGCCGATTGAATTCTATTAACACTGCGGGTTAACGCTAAAAGTTGACGTGCAGATTGGTCAATCATTGCGTATATGCCTCCGACACTCGCATTTGAGTAACTATTTGTTCAGCCTTATTTGTAATAGTAATAGATATACCATTAATGCGCACATCAACAATAGAGCCAAATGCGTTGATTGTTACAAAATCTCCATATCCCCAGTCAACACCAAACAAAAAACCTGGTGAGTCTTGCACGGTGGCATATACAGAGTACACAGGATAATTAATAGGCTCTTTCAAATATTTAGTTGCTTCTCCAATTAAATCAGATGTTTTCGATTGCAATAATACTTCTCGATATGCAAACGGAGAATTGGCAATGCGTGTTTTATCAATCACAGGAGCACTTGCTGAAATAGTTGGAGTTGTACCAGAAAGCCCTTGATACACAGAAATAACTGATGTTTTTTCTTCTTGCCAATCAATTATCAAACGAATATCCTGCAATTGACTAGACGTATCACTTAATAATACTGCTTTATTGTTTGCGTTTACAAAACGCCTGTCTAATCCTCTTTGATTAGCAAATTGCGTAAATACATATTGATTTGTACTTGTAGCAATAGTATCAAAATAGACAGGATACAATGTTTCATTAACATCTACAGGAAACTGTGTCATTTGAGATAATTCTTGTAACGCAGTTAAAAGATTTGCATATGCAAATGCAATGCCTTTACTGCTGTAATGAGTAATTAAATAACCGTAATTACTTAATTGTTTGCCTTCGCTAAAATTTGGTAAACGACGAATGCTAGAATTTGAACCTATGTTATTTTGCACTAAATCGTACATAATTGCAGAGTTTGTAACATTTTTATATGCAGTTTGTGGACTGTTGCCAAATTGCGCACTAGTAATTCTACTTGCAAGCAAATAGTTTGTGTCATATGCGGTCATTTTAACAACAAACGAACCAGTTGATTCACGAAATTGTTCAATAGACCGAACAAACCATATTGTGTCTAGCAATAGTGTGCGTTGATTGCCTATAGTGCGATAAATAGCAAGAATGGTGTCTTTTTTTAACATTCCGTATCGTGACATAAATGTTAAAACCGCCGCACTATTTGAGCCACCGCTTAATCGAATGTAACATGCACCAATTTCGCCAACAGCACGAGTAATAGACAACTCAATAAATAAATTAAAATCCACAATATTAAACGGTGCAATAATATTTCCTGAACTATCACACACAAAAATTTCATATTTTGCATTTGGAAATATCATAATCCTGCCTTTGTCGTACCAAAAAACATGTTATTAGCGTCAAACGACCAAAACCGTGGATTGTAGTTGATAGTAATATTCATTCCTGCTTGCGCATGTATTCCAATAATGTTAATGCGATAATCGTCATACGATTGCGTATATTTTCCTGCAGAATTGTTTGCACCAAGCAATATCCAATCTACAAAATTTGATGTTGGGCTAATGAAAGAAATCATATTTCCTCGAATATTTGATGTAATAGAACGTTGCCCTGGCAATAAATTAATGATAATTTCCTCATATGCTAAAACTAACAACCCAGAATTGTCAAAACGAACTCGTGCGCCTGTTTCTGTTTGATACAATTCGTAAATAGTTTTATTTGATGCGCCATTTCTAATGCGAATAATTGGGTAAACCGATGCGTTTCCTCGTATACGTAGTGAAAAATATTGCATCTTGCTGGAAATTGTATTTACATTTACTGCATTGTTTAAAAACCCATGATGAACAATAGCAATATTCGAACCTGAAATTCCGTCCAATACATTTGTAATTGGATTAACCGCATATTTACGCATGCGATTTGTAGACGCAATTGCAGTTGTCTGAGAGCGAATAATGTTTGAACTATTACGATTAACTGGAAAAATAACATCTGCATTTACGATAGTTTGAAGATTTCCTGATATGGTTGAACCTTCCGCATATGCTAAACTGTGTGTGACAGATTCATTATTTAGTGTTCCAGTAAAAACACCGCCAATCAACAATTTATCACCACTGCCCACATATCCATTAATAGGATTAATGTCAGTAATATCTCGCACCAAATTAACTGTGTTGTTAAATCCATTGTTTGCATACGATGTGCCGACAATGGGTGAAGCATACGAATCAAATACTTTTCCGTTTGCTATTAATGGCGTCACTCTAGCAACACGTCCAACGTTTCGTTTTACAGAATCATACGATGTTGTAGTTCCAACATATGATGCGTCAACCCAATGAGTAAAATTACCACTAATAATAAGAGTTCCATTTTGCGTAGTAGTTATATCGTAAATTGGTCCATCAGTTAACCCCATAGGTTGCCAATCGGTGTTCACAAATGATGGTAAACCTGTATCAAGCAGTGGGTATTCATCATACACGTATTCAATGTTAAAATATCTTCCGTTTTTTAAACCGTTTGTATATGGGCTTCCATCAATACTTGCCAATTGCATAATTGCATTAGAAAATGTGTCAATTACTCGGTATTGACCATCAACAATTGTATTGCCATTTATATCAATACTAAAAACAGTAATGACACAACCTGAGTATAATTGTTCAGCAAACTTTGTGGCAGTGCCAAAAGGTCGAACAATTCCTGTTTCTGTAATAGTAATTTGACCAATGCCTGGCATTGAACGTATGCAATATCCACCAACAAATGATTCGTTAGAAAAATCTGAAATTGTAGTTGCCGATAATGTTACAACCATTGTTGTACTATCAACAATATTATTAATTGTGCCAATTTTAGACCAAGAACCATCAGTATCATTTTGCACGTAAAAACCCGTACCATTCATGTTATTTCTATTTAAATAGTCATACACTAGATAGTCAAATCGGGTTCCTGAGCCACTAATAAACGCTTGCGTTCCACCTATTCCTCCAATGGTTACCTTTTGTACAATGCGACCTTCCATTCTTCCAATGAATTCCGAAAATACGTGTTTACGGTGTACACGAACTTTTTGCGTAGTTAGTGTTCTGTCAATTGGCAAAACCGTGTACATTCTTGAAATGGTAAAATTCATTTCTACAATTTGACCAATAATATCGTTGTTTTCAATGTTGAATGCGTTATTGTCTGAAGCATCTCGAGAACGCATTACATCACCAGGTATAATGTGGTATCTTAAAACGTTTTCAGTATATGCATATATTGTTGGATAAGAACGCCCTTGTGCGTTACTTACACCCAATAGGCTTCCAATTAAGTTAGGAGATGTAGCAACTCCAACTGCACCGCTAGAAGAGTTAATAGTAATTTGAAGATTTGTATTATTTACAAGTGAAATGTTACGCCCTTCATTGTTTGCAGGTGTGTTTGCCCCATTAAATACGTACAAATTAGGATTAGGAGCATAAAAATATGATGACAACGATGTGCGTTGCGCTGGTTGCACAAGAGTAAATGTTTTTGTTGTTGTGTTTACTGTTGCAATTTTTCCAATTAACGAACTATTTACGTTATAAACAGAATTTCCAACATTAATTAAATTATCACCAGCGTATGAACCAGCAACTTCTCCTTCGTTTATATATAATTCGTTATTTATACCAGAACCATATGACAACATGTGAACCATATCTACGTTAGATACATTTGATGCATCTGCCCATATAAAATAACTGTCTACATTGTTTGTGTTGGCATATGGCATATTGGAAAAGTTTAATTGCGTATTGTTAATAGCACTTCCCAAAATGCCCATATATGCTCCATTAGTTCGCCACAACGCAGTGGTATTTGCAAACTGCGATACTGGCGCATTTGTCATTGTTACTAACGGGGAAATAGAATCTGATGAAATGTATTGATATGTTCCTGAGTAAGTAACAGTAGAATTTGATGCTAATACAGCTTGTATAGGAGAATTAGCACTATTAACCACACCAATACTTGTTACGCCATCAGATTGAAATAATGTTTTTCCCACAAGTGTATACGCATCAGGTTGACCGTTAACAGATACTAAATTACTTCCGTTTGTTACCGATATACGATTAAACAAATCTGTTGATTGCCTGTTTGAAGTACGTAATTGCATAGCAATTGTTGATGGTGCGTATATAATAACTTCGCCTAATGGGTCGTTAATATTTATTGTGGCGTTTGATGCAAGAATTAATTGATTTGTTCCCACGTCTACTACTGTGCCAATGTAAACGTAATTCCAATCAGTGCCTGATGTCGGTGTTCCCAACGTAAATATTGCTTGACCAATAAACGTGTTTAAACTTATGCCAGTACCAATAGTTGTGACAATGTTTGATGACGTACTTGTATTGGTAATAGCAACAGTGGAAAATGTGTAACTATATGTAGATGCGCTCATTGCAGTGACTGCGCCAGACTCAAGCGTAGCAGATGTTGCACTTGATGCACTTTGTACTACGCCAATGTACGCACCTGCAATTGTGTATAGTGCACTGCCAACCAAATCAGTTGCAGTAGGCGTTCCTGCAACCGTGACTGAGCGAGAGCCTAATGCAACAGTAATCGTATTGCCAGCCGTTGTATTTGCACCAGTTTGTGTTGTATTGGCATAAATATATGTTGATGCAGTTGTGTTAATAAATCGTGGGTGCCGACTAAAATTTGCTTGAACATTACCTCGTCGTATTCCCATAAACTCACCTGTGTTGCGAAAAATGGCAACATTGGCTGGTGTGTTTGTTCCTACTAATGTAAAAGATGGAGTTGACGCATGTCGGTAAAGTGCGTTTGTAGTGGTTGTGGCAGCCCCTTCTTCGAACGTTCCTGCTGTTGCGCTTGATGCACTTCGCACAATACCAATAAACAAACCTCCTACATTTGTATACAACGCACTTCCCACCAGTGATGTGGCTGTGGGCGTACCTGCAACTGTGAATGCTGTATTACCTGCAACTGTAGAAATAATATTACCAGTAGTTGTTAGCGTGGCATTGTTTACAATAGTGTTACCAGTTCCAGAAAAAGGCATGTGAATAAACGGCTCATTTGTGACATTACCTCGTGAGTTTGCTGTCAATGTAGCAGTATTAGTGGTTGCATTTTGTGTAACACTCGTTACATTTCCAAAAAACAAATCAAATGGATTATTGATATTGGTTGCGGCAAAGTACCTAAACAGTGACCGATTTAATAACGAGAATTGCGTAACTGATGTTGCACTGCCATATGAATATCCTCCACCTACTACCGTTACTGATGTACTTGATGTACTTGTAGTAATTGTATTGAGCTTGGACGCATTTGCATACGCAAACGTGCCATTTGATACGGTTGCTAATGCATTTGCAGTAAGTCGAATGCCATTAGTTGAGTACGTGTAGTTGACAATACCAATAAATGCGCCATCAGATGCACGGAACAACGCTTTACCGTCTAACACCGATAATGCAATGCCTCCATTTTGCGTGTATGTTCCAATGTCGCTAGACGTGCTATTAAATGTAATAGTTCCAAGACTTGAATATTCTGTGTATGCAAAAATAGATGATGTGTTTCCATTACCTGTATTACCAAAAACTAATGAACCAGTAGTTCCTGCTGTGGTTGACGAACCCATGTATTGTCCATCACCTCGAAACACTGATTTATTTTGAATAGTGGTCACCCCGTTTTCTAACGTGTATGTAAAAGTAGGTGTTACACGTATAGATGAACCAGTTGTTGTCGGAGTGAACGCATAACTTATTTCGTTAGAGTTTGCAGTTGTATTTACTGTTAATCCAAAAACTGGTTCAACTTGACTAATGCTTGGCAATGTATCGTTAAACACATCTGCTGCTCCGTCAAAACTAACGGTTGCTGTTTGAGATTTGTTATACGGATTAGGTGTAACAGCACTTACAACTCCTAAAGCATCTGCAAAATAATTTGCAAATACGGAATTTTTTAACGATTTAGTTGCTTTTAAAATAGTTGCAGAACCATTTGTATTTTCAATAACATTACCAAGTAAATCTGATGACAACCCTGAAATATATTCATTACTGGAATCGAGTAAAGTTTTTGGTGTTGCCCAGTAAGGCATATACGTAACATCAACAAACCCTGCACCTGTTGCTAATATTGCTTGAATAGTTCCTAGATATTGCAAAGGAGGCGACGAGTTTATAGTTGATGCACTTGCATATGTGTACAATTCATCATTTTGTTGATACGTTGTTGGAACGTTTGTTTGAATACGTACTCGACGCACAATACTTAACGGTGTTCCTATATTCCCAACAGTTCTGTATGGAAATGACACAGCAAAATAAAATGCAACGTTTGTAGCGTTTGCAGATGCATTTGCACGAAATTGCAACGATGTGTTAGACAACGCTTTTTCAACCACTCCAATACGTGTTCCGTTAGTGAGGTACACGTGATACCCAACAAGTTGAAATGCATTGATTGTGATTGTTCCACTGAGTGTTGCAGTTAAACTAGTAGTATTTGCACTAATAAGAGTTGTTCCACTTGAATTTACAGGAATTGCTATGTCATTCACACGTGTTCGTTTAATAGTTCCTAGTAAATACCATTGACCTGTGACATTTGGCGCAAAATCGTTACTTTTACTTGGTGTAACCCCTTGTAAATACGCATACAACTCATATGTGTCAGGGTTTAAACTTACTGGTACTGGACTTGTTCTAGACGATAATGCTTGCACAGGAATAACAACACATACAGTGGGAATTCCATTTACTGTAATAGTTTCAATAGTTGGTGCATTAGAAGATGCCTCAATCCCAACTGCGTTTTTAGATAGGTATTCATAATCTTCTGTTCCACCTTGTGGAAATGCAAATTGATATGGATACCATGCCACATTTCTATTTGATGAAACAGGGGAACCTCCACTTAGCCAATAATCAAAATCTCCTTGACCTGTACTCTGTGCGGTAGTCGTAGTGACATTTGCTCCAGAAACCGCAGTAATGACACACATAAAAAACCATGTATTAGTAGTTGAATCATATCTATATATACTTCGCCCTACATCGAATGCGGTTAAATTGTTCCCAAATGTAGTAAAACTTGTTCCTGACCCTTTAATTGTACCAACGCCCTTGACGAGTTTTGTAGAATTTGCATCAGGTAGCGTTGTTCCATTGGTGGGTAATGACCACCATGTTGTTGAAATATTAGATACATTTCCAAAATAGTTTGTTAATAAAGTATTTGTATTTGATGTTTTACCAAAATACACTACACGATTTTCAACTATTGCATAAAAATGTCTATTATTTACAATGCTTCCAGAGCTAACAGTAATTGATGTGCCATTGACTGTCAATGTACCAGATGTTCCACCGTCATTAAACACTGGAACCATTGTGCCGAATGAATATGATGCAAATACATTTCCAAATCCTGTAACTGCGTCAGTACTAATAGTTGGGTCGTATGCAGTTGCCTTGACACTTGAAGACGCATCAAATTGTCTTCGTACCACAGAGTTTAAAACAGTGCTTGAAATAAGAGAATCAAAATTTACAATTGAAGTATTTGAACCTCTTGACGTGTACAGTGCATACGCATTGTAATTTGTTCCTAAATATTGTGTAGTACTTGATGTAAATAATGTAGGAGTGCGCAACCGAGCAATGCCAGATGGTAATGTTGTTGAATCGTTTTGAATTACTTGAACTTGTCCTGCTCTAAGTAGATACCCATCGCCGTCAGTAACATTTTTGGTGCTAATAATTTCGAATGATTCGTATATTTCAGCAGTAGTAACAAACCATCGAGTAAACGAACTCCCTCCAACACTCCATGATGTATTTACAGTGGATAAGCTGTTTGTAGTAAGTGTTACTGTTCTAGGAGATGAACTGTTATTGAAGCTACTAACTACGCCACATAATTCTGCAACAGTATTTTGCGCATTAACGTTGTTTGGATAGTACAAATAAAAATATTTTGTTCCTGCAGGAAGTTTACTGAAATCAGGTCTGATACCTGCAGTTGTAGAACCATTAATAGTCGCAGTTGTAACTCCTCCACTAGTAGTAGGAACGGTCACTTGTCCGATATAGTCCTTGACAGTTTCACTAACTACTGGCTTGCCTACGTCTGTAAATGCATTTCTAGTAAGAAGTAATTTTGTAGATGTGACAACCGATTGAACAATACCAATAAACGTGCCATTTGACGTAGTTAAAATATTGCCAACCATAGATGGTGTAAATAACGTTTTATCGCCTAGTACAATATTGCTTGCAATGGAACATTGAATTTTACCTGTTTTGTTAATACCAAGTGCATTACCAAATGTATCTCCAACTGTAGCAATAGATGTAGAGCCACTTACAAATGACATTTTTCCCGCACTTGTAGTACTGGGGACGTATGCGTATAATGACGCACGAAAATCAAGTTCAGATTCGTCTTGTGAATCTACTACCGCAAAAACAGTTGAACCTTTTGCCTTTTTGTCAGTAGTTAATGTTTTAATATCACCCAAAATACTAAAACCAGAATTAAGCACTCGGACTTGTGCAGGTGAAGACAAAATAGCTACAGTTGAAGATGAACTACCACCTGCTAGTGCGTAAATTTGTCCAATATAAATACCTGTATCAGTAAAAATAAGCTTGCCAATATCCGTGGTAGTAAATTTTTGCGCAGCATATGTTTTGCCAGAACTGTCGGTAACATTTGAAACTTCTACAAGATTACTGCCAATTAAACTTTGTGGATTAGTTGTAATTAACCCTAATCGACTTACTCCCAATTGATACCCAACTGAACCTAAAAATTCTAATGAGTTAATATTGTTTTGTATTGCAATGTTTGGGTTAATAGTGTACACATTTGATTGCGAAGCGGTTCGAGCAAACGAACTTGGACCTCGATATGCTGGATACGGAGCAAATGTATTTGTCAATGTGTTGTCAAGCGGTTGCACACTAGTATTTACATCACCGCCAACAAATGTGTATCCAGATGGAGATTGCGCAATTGCATTTAATCCTTGATTTCCTATTTGATTAAACAACAGCGACCGATATGTGTTTGACGCTGAATCATATTCAAACTGACTATCAACAGGATATGCAACAATACGACCGTTGTCGTTCATAACAAAACGTGCAACTCGAAAGTATGGATATTGTGTTGATATATCATTGTTGCCAAATCGAACAGTTGTATTAACTTTTCCGTCATTTGTAAAATAGTCAGATGTGTTTAAATTAGTGTTAGGAGTGCGGTCACCAAAGTCTATGATTTGATAAAACGTACCAACAACCAAAATGCTATTAGCACTTTCTTGATAAATTGCATTTACCGATGCGTTTTCTGTTGCACTGCCGCCTGTAAGTTGAAATAATTGCTTTCCGTATACTTGTGTGGGATTTGTGTTTACATCAACGGTGGACAACGTTACTTTTTGATACGGTTGCGATGCATAAGCGGTAACTGCGTTCTCTGTTAAAGTGCATTGCGTTGACGATTGCACGCTTGCAATTTTTCCTAAATAATCACCACCAACAAACAAAAACTTTCCGACATCTGAATCTTGCAATGCTTCAAAGTCGGTAAAAGTAACAATGGCACTGCCAATGTTTGATGTCAATGTTCCCAAACCCGTATTGAAACTTACTTTATTTGACGGGGATTTTGTATCAGGCGCAAATCCTGACACGTAAAAAAATGCAATAGTAGAAAATGGGTACGCAAAATTGCCACCAACAACAAGTGTTGATACGTTACCACTTGGCGATTGTAACCATCCAATTGATTTAGGTATAGATGTACTAAAATTTAAATCCCAAAATGCACTTTTAGATTGTAATTGAGGTGTACTTGTGCTGTTTTCCAATAACTCATCCGCAGCAAGTACCATTTCATTTGAATGAAAACTTAATGGCGTCCATTCCGATGTGTTTCCTAATTTGTAATACACGGTCGATGACTCATTCGTCACTGCGGAAGGACTAACATCTTGTGTAAATGGTGTTTCAGTATAAAAATATGGGTCAGCACTTAAAAAACGCAAACCGAGAACTTCGGTAAAACTTTGTGTTTGCACGCCACTAAATTCTAAACCGCCGACATAAGTAATGCGAGTCACTACAGGTGTGTCAGCACCTGTATATCGAAGCATTCTCTCACCCTGTTGCGCAAGTTGGTCAAACTTAAGCAAGTTAATTAATGAACGACGATTTGCGTGCAATCCAACCCATGATTTTGCCGATATTGTGACATTGAACTGCATGTTTCGCATTCGTGCAACTTGTCGTTGCACAAATCCACCGTCAGTGATGCCATATTCCAATGCGGTTGTTGCTATTTCAGGCATACCCGTACCAGAAATTGTCGGCTCTACTACGACATTGATGTTATCGGTGTCTAATGAAGCCCAAAATCCAGTGGTAAATGTTTGTGTCAACAACGAACTTTGCGATAAACCTGGTACTGATACGCCATATACAGGTTTGGCTTCGTTTCGCCATTGATACTGTTGCCGAAACCGAGGCGTTCCCATACCATGACCAGATTGAGATGAATCATATTCATCAAAGTTTGCATGCCACGCACCGTCATTTGTAAAATACGGAAACGTGTTGCTGTATGTGCCACTTTGCGTAGGCATGGTGTCTGCCCATATTGCGCCAGGAATGTCACCGTCTACATACGAAAAATCGACATCATCCCAATTCCAGTCACTAAATTGCGGAGGATTGACATACGTGTTTAATGAGTTACCGTAATAATCGTATGACCGCCAAATCATCCCTGAATCAACAAATTGTATGCCATCAATATACAAGTCTGCATCACTTGTTGTGCCTGTATATTGAAATCGCAATTGCATGCGTGATGTGTCACCCGACGGTGGCGTTACCAAAAACTTTGTGCGCAATCCCATGCGTTTTGCGTTTAATTGTGTTGCGTTGCTGGCATCTAATGTACCTAACGATGTACCTGCATTAAATGCAAGTTTTCGGAACGCACTTGCAGTAAGAGAAATAAATGCCAAGTTATAAAATGTTATAGAGTTTCCATTGATTGTTTTAATTTCTCCTACAAACTCATAATTTGTAGTGTAAATACAATCACCTTGCGCAAAGCCAGAAGCGTTTGATATAGTTGCCGATGCATTACCTTGCTGAGTGGTAATAGTCAACCCTACTGGCTGTATTGCATCTGATGTAATGTTGACCAGCATCACTTTCCATCTTGCACCAGTGTCAGTGTATGTGGCATTTGGATTGATAAGATTAGGTGATGACAAATACCAATCAAGATACAAATGATGCTTATATGTGTTATTTGCAAATGTGTTATTGGTAATACCGAAATATGGCGCACTACAATTAATTCCCATTGACGCTGGTAAGAAATTTGTATTTGATGAGGGATTACAACTAAATGCACTAATTGCACCTATTGGATTGTCTGGATATGATTGCACATTAGTAGATACCATACGATAAAAATCAAATCCAATTGGCGTTGTAGTGGCTTTTTGTTGAATGCGTATTTCTGTTTGTGTTGCGACAGAGTATTGATAACTTTCATTTGTTACAGCAATAAGAGCGTTACTTGCTAACGTTGCAGTTGTATTGTTTGATGAATTTACAACAGTACCAATTTCTTCACCTTTCATAGTAAACAACTTTCTACCCACCAAAAATGGCGCAGTAGGAAATCCACTTACTGTGATTGATGTGCTATTGATATTTGTAGTAATTTTATTGTCACCATCATACAAATACGCAACATTGTTTACGGTTACAGTTGAATTGTTAACAAGAGTTGCTGATGTTGCGCTTGAGGCACTTAGAACCTTGCCTATAAATTGTTTATTGGTTGTGTATAAATTTTTTCCTACCAATGCAGTTGCAGTTGGCACGCCACTAATTGTGATTGACGTACTTCCTGATGTTGCAGTAATGCGACCAGTTCCGCTATTTGCAGCATTATCAGCAATACCTTGGTCTGCAACTCTTCCCAAAAATTGCTTTTCACCATTTGGCTGGTTAATGTCGGTAAGAACATACAAATCTGTACCTGCTGGACATTCAGTCAAAAACGATGTGTTAACACCTTTGACAATGTATTCACCATCGACCGCAAACGGATACATGTAAATTTTACCCGTGCACAATGTTGGAGTTAATACAGTATCAACATTTACTTGATTAATTACTTTGTGAATAAACACTGTTGTGCTTGTTCCAGAGTTAGCAGATGCAGGAACAATTGATGCAAGAACGTACCGTTTAACAGACGTGGTGTCCATACTGTACCACACAGCCCACCCACGAATAGTTGCATTTGCAGTTGCGTCTTGACCTCCGCTAATAACCACCTTTATGGATTTACTAGGATTACTTGTGATACCTGGAAGGCTAGAAAAATACGGTGTGGTA